GACGCTTCGTCAAGATGCGACAGTCTTTGTATCAAAATCATATCATAAGTATCTTGAAAAGAAAGCAACCAAATGTCTTTTTCTTTTAATGCTAGATAAGCGTTTAATCCCATACAACAACCTTCTAACTCTTCGTATGTTAACTGCTGTATCTGAGAACAGATCACCACTTGATAGTCATCTGTAAACGCTTCTATTTGTTCCGCCACATCTTCCCAAAGATTAGCGACTTCAACAATTTTAACCTTGTCCTCAATCCATGCTTTCAAGGCATACGGGCAAGCAGGAATGTTCGCTGTTTCAGGGGAGGGCTGAGATACTTTGTCTCGTATCCATGTGTCTAAAAACTTTTGGACACTCATTTTTTCTTTCGTCTTTTGACCGCTTTTACTCTTCTTGGTTTTCCTGCGGGTTGTCCAATACGTTTTTTTTGCGAAACCCTAGATTTCTTTTCAGAGGCTGATAGTTCAGAGGCTGTTTTAGGAGTTTTACTGGATACCCTCTTCTTGGGACGGCAATATGGAGTACCCCGTTTTTCACCTTTCTTACGCCCACATGGTTTCCCCGTCGAGACATCGACCCATTCCTCTTTAAACCAGCGTTTTAGGTTTGATCCTGCTTTTGTTTTACGGACACGGGGCATCAGAATATCTTAGTGGTTCTATACTTAAAAGTTTGTCCATCTCTAAATCGGGGCTCTCCTCGCACCATTCCTCCACTTGCTTTTCTAACAGGTTTCTTCTTGCTCTTATTTCCCCAATTTTTTGCTCCGACTTTTCGACATGAAGCAATTGCTCCTGATGCATACGCTGAAGGGAACACTCTGTATCTCGCTTTGACCTTATGATAGCAAGCATCTTTCTTGGATTTAGTTTTAGACATATCATTTTCTCCTCATTTTTTTCTTTTTCGAAGCGCAGTGCGCTTTCTCAGAAAAACCTTTTGGACGTTTACAATTAATAGCATGTTTGCGTTTTTTGCTCCACTTCCTTTTTTGAGGTGGTTTGGAGACTTGTTTAGACATTTGAGAACGTGACATAGCCATTCGTCTGTCCTATCTAAGAAGCGAAGAAGCCTCCTAGACTAGCAGCTAGTATTAAACCTGCTAATCCCCACAGCTTCATATCAAGACCTTTTAAAACTTTGTCTTGGTTTTCTAAACGCTCATCAATTGATTTGTACCGCAACGCACATTCAGCTTCATGCTTTTCAAGCCTAGCAAGGAGTTCATCTGTTTTAGCCATCAGCACTTCCATCTTTTTCTAGCTTGGCGCAATCTGCTATTTGGGTTTTTTGCGGCCTTCGGGAACTTTTTCATTTGACCCGCAGAACGAGCGCAAAACGACTTGCGCCTTTTCGCCGCCGCGCTACCTTTTTTAACCTTACCAGTAACCGCAGTCTTTAGTTTACTGCCGGGGTTGGCACGACGATAAGCAGCTACGCCCTTCTTCGTCATCCCCGCCCCACTTTTGGTGGGACGGAAATTACGTTTGTTGCGTTTCGGCATTTTTTTTGCCGTTCGAGCCATCTTAGCCTCTAGTTGTAAAAGACAGTAATAGAGGTGATGTCATCGATAGTGGCAATATGCACGTCATCTGTAACCAAGACTCCCTCATCAGGAAAGCTGATGATGTCAACCTCGCTTGCCAATAGATCACAATGCAAAACCACTGTTCCAGAAGCGGAGCCATCTGTGATTTTTAATTCTGGCGTACCAGAACCACCAGTTGTAACTAAAACTTGACGAACACGAGCTCGACCTATTGAAGCATCACCTGTAGCAGTAAGCCTTTTGGTCTTAATGTCTGAACCAGCCATGACTGCCCCCTATTTATGCAACCTGTACATACTCAACAATGAAAGTAAACGAACCTGCGGTAGTAGCATCAACAGTATTGGTAATGTTGCAAAAAATCGTTCTTTCGGCAGAGGTATATTGAACAGAAGCAGGTGCTGTCGTAGCACTTTGTGTCTGAGCAACAAGCGTTGTAGTAGTTACATTACCAACCACTACAGTTGTACCACCATCGAGAATTTCATCAGTAACTGCTGCAACAATTTGTGCACCCGAACTAGAAGTACCACCTTCATAACCAATGTCACCTGTACCCATCACTGGTGCGGTAACACAGAAAATCTTAATGTCGGTAATAATAGTGTTGGCAGGTTGTGTGAATTGACCAATAGCTGGGCTGTCACCAGCAGTGGTGTTTACAGTAACACCTGTAGCAAACCCAACGTGCTTTACAAATTTACTAGTGACAATACCAGTGGAAGCAATGTCCACTACATCTGTCTCTGTACCAGTAGTTGAGTTTTTAGATATAACTTTAAACCCGTTTTCAGAACGGACGGGACCGCTAAAAGTTGTGTTAGCCATGTGTGTCTCCTGTCGTGGCTATTGTCAGTCGCCCTATGCGACTGTCAGGAATCTTTACTATACGCATAAAAAAAGGGGCGGTCAATGCCGCCCCTTTCAATGTATTGTAATTACGCTCCGGGCGAACCGAATACGCAACGTGGATCGCTAAAGCCAAAGCTATAACGCTCACGGGCTTTGTAACGCATGTTACCTGTATCATAATCAGGCTCCATTTGCGTTGTCAAAGCGGCTCTCTCAAAGTTTTTAAACCCATTCGGAGAGTCAGTTTTGATGAAGAATGCATCTGTGTCAGTTAGATAATCGTTAACGGTATATCCTTCTGGCAACATACCCATGTTGCGGATAGCGTTTGTATCATTATCTGCTGTACCAACACGAAGATTCGTAGCCATCAGACGCTCGGCAACAAATTGTAGCTGACGCGGAATGATCAACTTAGTACCACGAAGGGCAATGATCAGACCACGCTCATCAACAAAACCTGCAATGCTAATCAGAGCATCTTCAAGAGATGTCTCGTTAAGATCAGCAGCAACAGTAGGTTCGTTGTTGAATGTGCCACCATTTGTAAGCGGGTGACTTGCGTCGCAAAGAGCAACTCCATCCCCACCAGCAGTCGCGCCAGCGGTGAAAGCGTTGTTCAGTACAGCCGCAGCCTTAACCTGCTTTGTGTGAGCCATTGCACGAGCCAACGCACGAGTGTAACGAGAAGAGAGACGATCATAAAGATTGTCCTCTACAGCTTCTTCCGTAATGGAGAAACCAAGAGCTACAGTTTCGTGTGTGTAACGGCTTGTGTATGCCTCTTGAGCGTCATCATAAGAAATAGATGACCCTTCAGTTTTCGTAGGAGCCGCACCAAAACCAGAAAGCATTACCTCTTCTTCAAAAGCACGATCAGATGCCTCTGTGTCAAAGATTTCTGCATGTTGGTTTTCGTATCGGTTATACTCCAGTCCAAAAAGAGCGTTGAGACCTGGCTCAAGCTCTTTTGCGAGTTGTGCGCGGGAAATAGCCATAACCTAAACTCCTATACGCCTGTCGTTGAAACAGTGCCACCTGCAATCGCACCGTTAGGTGAGTTGAAGTGGTTGTTCAAACGAACGATTACACCAATGCCAGAGGCCGCAAAGTCTGCGTTCTCGACATCATCGACAATTCCCATAATCCGAAGATTAAGATTCGCTGTTACTGCGATTGTGCTCACAGCTAACGCCGCAGAGGACATACCAGTAGTTGTGCTACCGGATGTACCTGATGAGAAGTTAGCATTAGCGAATACCGCCGCACGAGCAGTTGCTTCATTTGTAAGCGAAGCATCTGCAGCAATTACGAACTGCTGCATGGGATCATCATAAACAAAGGCTTTGACAGGAAAGTTGCTGTCCGCACCCGACCCAGGGTAAGTGTTTGAGAATATAACTTCACCAGTAGTTGAGCTCACATACTCACAACCATAAAACACACCAACCAAGCCTACAGTTCCACCAGCAGCCGCGCCAACAATGTCGATAACACCTGCTGCAAGCGGAATAACTGGAGAACCTTGGAAAATTGCGTTTGAGTTGTCTGAGGCTATGCGATACTCAGTTGTACCAGTGCTGTTTACGCCCGAACCCACTTTACCGATGGGTCGTAAGCCAAATGCACCATTTGAGTTTGCCATTTTAGTCTCCTAAACAAACAATTAAGTTCTAATCAGAAGCATCTTTGCGGTTGCCTCCGAAAGTTACACGGCTTTGCCTATCGCTCTGGATAGGCATCGAGGGATGTTGCTCCCTCATGAGGTTTTCATCAACGGCTTTCATCTGGTTGCGGGTCTGATCCCGGAAATAAGCAGTTCTTTCAGATACCGTTTCCTCTGGAATACGACAGAGCATAAGCCCACCGTTCCCAATAACGCCTTGGTATCTTCCCTCTTCAATAGTTGGAGCTTCGAAGTCTGGATGCTCGTCTGCTCTCACAGGCTCCCATCCTTCTCGGAGCTTGGCATGGACATTTGTCTTATCGTCCTCGCCTCTAATTCCAACTCGAACCCACCTGTGGATGTATCCTTTCGGTGGTTCGGGGGCCTCCAGCATACTAGGAGGTTTCCAAGGTGTTCGTCGCGCAGTTTTTGTACGAGTTTGCGATTCTCGGGGTATGCGTTTCTCTGTCATCTTATGTATCCTTCTGTAGTTTTGCAACTTCTTTTGCATAGACATCGTAAGGAACATTAAGTTTTCTTGCGATTGCCTTTTGAGAGTCACTCAAAGTAATTACTTTTTTACCGCCCTTAGTGGTTGTTCGAGACGCTGAATTTGATGCTCCAGCAACTCTTTGTTGTGGTTTCTTTTTCGATTGAAACTTGCTAGGAAAATCGTTCTTAATACGTGAGTCCAATTCTGTATAATAATCATCAGATGTCGGGTCATAACCCTCCTCCTCAACCAGTTGTCTGTGAATACCAAACGCCGCATAAGTCATGGATTGATCCTCACCAAACCATGAGTTTTTTTCTGCCCATGCCTGTGCTCTCGGATCAGGTTCTACAGCCGCTTGTTGTACAGGTGCTTGTGCTTGTGCCTGTGGAACTTCTGTTTGCTGGGGGGCCTCACGTTGAACTTCAAGTTTTCTCTTCGCTTCTTCGTATTTAGCTTGATCCAAAGCTAGGCGACTAGTATTTTGCTGGGCATTAAACAATGCATCTGCGTCACCTTCTTCATGCGCTTTCTGATAAGCTATATTAGCTGTCTCAAGCTCTGAAGCTACTCTGTTACCAAACTGATCAACAACAGCAGTCGAATTACTTTCCTGTTGTTGCTGTAATTGACTTACTTGATTTTTTAAAGCTTCAGCATATTCCAACGCCGCCTGTTCGCGTCTTTCCGCTTCGCGTCTTCTATACGTCAGCTTTTCAATACGTTTTTGCACACCTGCGGTGTATTCAGTAAGCTCTTCTTCGTTTTCGGAAACATCTTGTTCATCTGTTTCTTCAACTGTTTCTGTTTGAACAGGCTCTTGGTTTTTTGTCTCCGGCTCAACGGCTTCGGAGGTTTGTTCGTCAAGTTCAACCTCAAATTCCTCGTTCTCTATCTCAACTGGATCATTTGGTTCTGGCAATTCTGACATCTTTTTCTCCTAAAGCTTTATGTCTTCTGGATCGACGATAGTTGCAATTACCTCGTCGTCGTTAATAATTCTGACCTCACCGTCCTCGAGTTTAAACCGAGAACCAGAGTATCTTCCTATACAGACCCAGTCACCTTCTTTACACCAAGGCTCCATGTCTGTTCCAAATTTATCAGGATCTTTGTAAGCCAACGGCCCCACCTTCACCACAAAAGCCACAACAGTTGCCAATGCCTCACGATCCGCAACAGCGTCCGGGATATAAACACCTCCGTCTGTTTTCACACGTCCGCGATACGGCATAACAAGAATCCGCCAACCTGTTGGTTGCGGAACACGATCTAATGCTTTTTGAGATTCTGCCTGTTTCTTTGATTTTTCTTGTGCTGCTATATAGTCAGGTACTAATAGAGTCTTCGTCATCGGTGTCATAACCTTTCAGCAGGGCACTAAGTTCATCCATCGCAAACGAGAGGCCCTGTATCTCGCCTACTAAACTGCGATACTGTTCCATGTCTTTTATAGACCCGCTGGCAACAGTTGTCGTTAAGTCCTCAATTCGAATATTGAGATTTTTGCGGTATTTGCTAATAAAGTCAACTACATTCAAAGTAAGTCACCTTGAGTTGACATATCGCTGTCGGTTATGGGACCGCCAGAAACCCATGCTGTGCACACACGTTGTGAAGCACACTTAAATTTTAAGAACTGACAATAACCTAAATCACCAGCTTGGATAGAATCATAAGGGTCATCCGCGCCCTCCGAGCCAATACCTTTAGCAATGCAATCCAACATTTGAGACGTTTGATTAAAAGCCGCACAATTAGCACATCGAGATTCCAAAGCAGCATCAATATCTGTTTTGAATGTATTTGCTATATTTGTCCAAAACTTATCGTTTTGACCTGTGTGGTCAACTCCAGGATCTAATGGACCGTAGTCATATTCGTCTATAGCTTTTTGACGGTTCTCTAGATTGACATCAATGTCTTGTGTCGCAACAGGACACCCGTCTCCTGCGTCTTTATCGACAGGAGTTCCTACGCTTGGTAGGTCGGCTGTATCTATTTCAATGCGTATTTTCATATTACTCACAAAAACTATTGAGATATTAATTAAATTCAAATGTTGTGCTTGTTACATTCGCACCATTAGTACCAAAAGGACTTTGATTTACTGTGGTAGTCCAAGCCCAAGAAGTTGTTCCATTCTGGGACTGATAAGTTGCGTCTGTTCTATTAAAAGTATTTGAGCCAGCATTAGTTGTAAGTTTTAAAGTTGAAAAACCTGAGTTAGAAAAACTTCCTGAAACTTCAAAGTTTAATGTACCTACAGCCGCACCAGCGGAACCTTCAACTGCCTCTGCAAGAACTATTAAACTAGCACCGCTTAAAAAATCCACAGTGCCATCACTAACACTACCAAAATTTACATTATTAATTAATGTATATAAGCCTTGTTGAGAAACACCATTTTTAAAACCTCTAAAATAATAATGCCCTGCGAAACCAAAATCAATATTTGTGTATCCATTGGTAACTGTTCCGTCATATAAGTTACTAGAAGCACCATACCATTCATTGAATGACATTTGTGCGCCAGAACCTTTGCTAATCAGTCCTCGAATATCGCTGTCGTTTATTGAAGCCGAAGTTCCAGAAGAACCACCCGCCTCAACATGCATAGCGTTCAAAGAAAGCGCACCTGATGAAGGAAGAGCCATTATTTAAGTCCTGTAAATTTGCCGCCTTGAACAGCTTGACCAGTGCCTCTTACTACACCGCCGTCACGGAACGGACACTTTGTGCCTTTAACAATGCCGCCCTTTTCAAAACCCATTTCTGCAACGGCTTCTTTGCCTTTTTCGCCAGAACGATAAAGAGCTTGTAATCCTGGGTTTGGTAGTTTTTCTACTGGTGTCTTCGGTGTCTTCATTGTCTTATCCTTGTGGCATAAGCTCTCCTAAAAACGGAACGGTTGGCCCGCCTGATGGAGTTCTTGCACCTTGCATAAACTGTGACGGATTAGGAGGCTGTGTAGTTTGGAATTGTTGCATCCGTTGTCTAAACAAATCAGCGAGTCCGCCCATGCCACCAAACGGCGTATTCATTATTGGTTGGCGAGGTGCTAAACTTGCAATACCACCCATACCCGCTTCCATTCTTGCTTGATTAAACCTGTTACCCATCATGGGGTTTATAGCGTCTGGACCAGAAGAAAAAGGATTAGCTGTTGTAAGAAGCATACGTCGTTCATCTTCAGTCATAGGAGCAGGTTGTGGCGCGAACGTTGGAGTCATGGGGAAAAACGGTTGTGGTTGTGCGTTAAATGTTGGGGTTGCAGGTTGTTGTGAAACCTGTGGTGGTCGTGGTTGTCCGCCCATACCGAAGCCCATGCCTTGAAACGGATTGTTCATCATCATCCCGCCAAAACGTTCTCTGCTACCGAAACTTGTGGGTCCTCGTGACGGCTGGAAGGGTCTAACGCCACCTTGAGGTAGACCGCCCATAATACCCATCATCTGATTAGGTTGAAATGGAATCATGCTTTCATCCTTTTATCCGTCCGATAGACTTTAGACCAAAACTTGCGGCGATACTAGCCATAATTGACCAGCTTAACCACTCGGGCAAATCCTCGCGCAAAAACCTAAACCCATCTTCGATATATGGCTGTGCAGGAGGATAGAAACAGGCTGATAGCAATAAGACGAAGAAAACGGTCCATAATTCGTCTTTCCACGAGTCCTGACTTGCCCGTGCCTGTTCTAACTCCCACGCACCATCTTGCTCGACCTTCTTTGTTTGCGCCTCGATCTTTGCAACTTTAAGCTTCTGCTTCGCCATCGCTTGTTCAGCCCTGTTTTTCAAGAAAGTGGAGCCAAGATTTGCTATCGGTCCAATAAGTGCTTGTAACATTAGTTAGTCCTCTTATTGAGCTCTTTCATAACCGCAATATCTTCTTGCGTTTCAATTCGCTCTCTATTGATATCGTTGCGCTCTCCCGCTATCTCAAGTTGTGTACTCAACCTGTCCTGCGCTTGTTGCGCTGACTGTGCAATCCTAGCCTGTTCAAGCTGTGCATCCACCGCATCTTTCTGCGCTTTACGTTGATTATCCTGCGCCTGTAGTTGGACTTCAGCCTGTCTGATACCGACCAACGGATCAGGTTGTGGCTGTGGTGAGACTTGCTGTAGATATTGTTGCACAAGTTGTGCATTAATCTGCGGAGCCAGTTGCATCATTTGTTGTTGCATTTGTTGTTGCATTTGCATTTGAAGTTGCTGTGCCATCATCGGATCCATTTGTTGCATTTGCATCGGATCAATACCTTGCTGTTGCATCGCCATTTGAACCTGTTGTTGAGCTTGTTGTTGCGCCTGTTGTTGTGACAAGAACCCTATGCGCTGGAACATTTTTGACATCAACAATGTTTTTACAGCAGGGTTTTCCATTACAGATGGACTTACTAGTGCTGCCACATAAGCAGACAAATGTGCCTCTTGGCTTTGGTCTGGAAAAACTTCGAACGGTCTACCAGAAAAAGCGGTAGAGATTTCTGTCGCCGGATCCATCGGTTGTGGCGGTTCTTCAGGCTTGAGTATCGCGTCAATGTTCTTAACCTCAAGGGCCTGATACATACGACGATATGCTTCCCTGATATTATGTATCTCAGGGTTTTGTGCCGCCATCTGTAGCTGTGTCTGCGCCAAAGCATGACGTTGCGCCATAGAGAAAATGTTCGGATCAGAAACAGGTAAAATATCAACACGACCATCAAAGTCTTGTTTAAATGTTTCTGGTGGTACAGACAAAGCATACGGATATGCTTCCATAGTCTCAGAAATAATCTTTGTAAGAAGTCTGAACTCTTGACGTTGTGCATAGTGCAGACGTTTGTGTATCGCACTCATTACCCGTGAGCCACGCTCTAGTAAAGCAACTGTCGTGCCTACCGGAGCGTTACTGTTCATGTCGCCTGTGGCATTGTCAGCAATAGTAGCATAACGACGACCACTATCAACCAGAACACCCAAAAGTTGAGACAACGTTGCGCTAGGTTCCTTGTACGGCAAAGTCTGAATCGCATTACGAATGTCTCCGTTAGGTGCGTCTATGTCCCTAAACTCGCCCGGCTGTAGTGGCTCATCATCATTACGAATACGAACACCGCGCATTTTGAAACCAGCAGGTAGATTCGATAGTGTACCCGCATCAATCAACTGACGCAGAATAGATGTCGCCGCATAGGACAAACCACCAATCATATGGATCAAACCAAAGCCGTAGAAACCCAGACCCGGTAAGAACTTGTAATGCACAAAATGTTGTAGCGCACGTTTCTCGGTGTCTTCTTCTTCATAGTTACGATAGATAGACAGAACCTTGCCAGAGTCACGCTCAATAGTAACAGTGTATGGAATTTTTATACCTGTTGGTTCGCCCTCTTCATCCGTGTCCTCAAAACCTTCGAGATCAAGATGTGTGTGCATTTCTAGAATTGTGTAAACATCATCCGAATAAGATGGGCGCATACCGTCCAACTCATCGCGCTTCTCTTGTAAGCCGTCGTCATTTTTGTAAGAGCTGCCGGGTCCTGGGAGTTCTACATCACGGTAAATACGAGAAACCTGCAAACGACGAATGTCGTTCTCTGTCATCTTTGTTACATGCGTAATGCGTTCTGCGGTTCTCAGGTCTGTCGCAGAATACGGAACAACAACATCTTCAGCAGGAACAAACTTAGAAACAGCCCGCCCCTTGATGTGGTCGAAATAAATCTTTTTGAATGTCGAACCAGACAACGGAAGGTAGAATAACATCTGATCCATGTCAGGGTCATACTCTTCCATGACCTCCATGACATAGTAGTTCATGAAGTTCTCTACACGACTCGCTTGGTCTGTTGTCTCTGGTGTCTCAAGTCCAACAATACTTGTGCGAACAGGACCGCTTGCAGGTAAAAGCTCTTTGTAAGCCTGTGCCTGAAACTGTGTCACCGATTCAGAAATCAACGGGTGCGTTACACCACTCGCACCAGAAAACGGTGCGTCGCGTTCTTCGTATCTAATACCTAGTAGGTCAAGTCCTTTAGACAACGCTGACTGCCACTCTTCTCGTGAGTCTTGATCGTCCTCGAACATCTGCAAACAATTAGATGAAAGCTCGTCTAGAACAGAATCTGGTAAGTCTTCCGCTAAGTTACTATCATGGAGGAGTTCTAAGTTTGTGTCCTCCTCGCCGGGCATAATAAACTGTGCCTGACCATCTTCACCAAAGACAACACCGAGCATTTCCTCTAAGTCTTGTTCAAGTTCAACAGGAGTTCCTTCAGATTCAATCTCTAAAGACTGACCTTCCGGTCCTCCCGGTCCCATAGAATCCGCTACAAGCGCACCTAATTTTTCAATATCTGTTTCTGAC